CCAGAGGATGTCATTCAGGCATTCGGACACATAGTCGAAAAAGTGGTGGATTCCACCATTCCAGATTACAAGACCTATTGGAGATCATACACTGTATTCATCAAAGATTCGTGTGTGGATGATTTGTTCGCCGGTATGACCTTTCACCCATTGTTCGACAGATTCGTTCTGTACTACAATGAGAAGGATTACTGGGATGTTGAACTTATCCGCGTATGAATAATCATTATTTTTTGTCAAACTCACGCACAAAACAATGTGCAAATTGTGAATGATACAGAATATGGGTGCTGTATCGATTTTGGGTGGTCAAATCGATACACTCATCGCCCCCATACAGGTATACGATTTGATGTTTCGCGTATCGTTTAAACACGTGTTCCCATAAAGGCATATTTGGATGAGAACCTTCATGGAGCTCATCCGGTCCCACTTTTCCGTAAATAATCATATCAAAAAATTTGTCTTTTACTTTTTGTAAAATGGCTTCATTCGAATCATTATAATCCTCTTTCAAACGACGCGTATAGGTAAATCCATTTCCATATAGATGTTTTGTATCCCCATAGTTCTCATACAAATAGTCCAATTTAGGGTATTCGATTGCCACCCCTCCGATACGTTGAATGTGTCGTTTCAATCCTACCCAAAAGGTTTCTCGCGTATAATTGACGCCTCGGTGTCCAACTATCAACAATACATTTTTGGGTGAAGCGTTCATGGTTTTCAAAAAGTAGGCTGCGGTTGCACTTGCCGAACAATGCTCACGAATGTGTTGCAACATTTTTTTTACATAGCTATCATACAACGATTTGTCGTTCCAAAGTCGAGAGGCTTCTTGTACAAGTTGTTTGGGAAAGGTTGTAAGTGTTTGTGCGGGACACTTTTCCAAGTCTTTAAATAGGGGAATACATCCATTTGCCATGATTTCATAGTGACGAAGACAATCCCACCCCCCCTTTTTTTGAGTAGGTGCAAACAAACAAGACTGATACATTTGATGATAAGCAGTTTCGTTTTCAAATCCATAGATCTTTTCAGGAAAGAGTGTTGTTTTACGTTCAAGAACGGTTTCATCTACAATGCACTCATCTGCAATACAATAAGAGAGGGGGTAGATACACAATTTCAAAAAAGGATGGAGATGTAATTGGTATACCTCTTGATGCCTAAGCGGTTTCACTTGAAGAACGGTATCCTTGTCTTCTATTTTCGTTAGACTTTGTCCTTGATAAAAATGAGTTTGCGGTATGATTCGCGACCGTTTGGACGACACAAAGCTCATAAACCAGCATAGGGTACTATTACTATGTAACAGGTTCGGACAGTCTCTCATCATTGCGCAATCTTGTAAGAGCGAATTTTGTAGGAAAACGGGATTCCATTTTTCAAAAAAAGCAAGATATTTCTTTTCCCATTCATGACGAATGGTATCACAAACAATGTACAACGTGTCAAAATTCCAGGTTTCAAGTATCGTTAAATAATGCGTGGGTGGTAGAATGTCACTTGTAGCACAAGGTAATTGTAGAAAGTCATCCAATCGTAAGGAAACCACGACATCGTTATCGGTGAACGTAAAGGGATGACCCTTTAGAAAATCCTTCAGATATGCTTTCTTTCCCTCTACAAACCAGTAGTCTTCTGTGGTATACAACAGAGGAAGTAAGGTATCCCGTAAAGGTACATAGTAGTCGCTTTGTTGAAAAAAACCATTGCAAAGGATATGTCGATTCGAAATATCTATGCGGTGTTCAAGCACATCCCTCGCATTAGAGTCGGATAGGATAAACGCCTCGTGGTCAAATTCTTCGATTGGAACATAGAGATGACCAAATTCTATGGAGATTCGTTTTGTAAACAAATACTGAAAGAGGATACCGGTTCTAGCATTCTGTATTTTCGCAAAAGTGATGTACATAAGTAAATACCCAGGATAGTTTAAGTTTTGACAATACATTTAATAGCAAATTGAAGCTTTTATACTGTACTCTCCATGGACAAAATGTTTTCAAACGACCAAGAGATTGCATTCGATTTGTATCGCCAAGGACAAAATGTGTTTCTCACGGGTCCGGGTGGTACCGGTAAATCGTTCCTGATTCATAAAATGGTAGAACATTCTAATTCTCGAGGTAAATCGTGTCAAGTATGTGCGTTGACGGGATGTGCGGCGGTATTGTTAGAATGTGCCAAAACAATACACTCTTGGAGTGGAATTTATAGGATGAATACGACGGATGAAGCCATCCTCCGTCGTATTCTGAATACTAGAACACTGAAACAAAATTGGAAAACAGATGTCTTGATTGTAGATGAAGTCAGTATGATGTCAAAACGAATGTTTGAGTTGTTGAATCTCATCGGTCAGAAGATGCGTGGGAACAGACGACCATTTGGAGGTCTACAAGTGGTGTTTGTGGGCGATTTCTTCCAGCTCCCCCCGATTGAAAAAGATGGATTCTGTTTTGAATCAAAAGAATGGTTTCAAGTCTTTCCCAAACCGAACCATATCGAGTTAACGACGTTCTTTCGCCAATCGGACCCAGCCTATATTGAACTTCTGATGCAAGTACGGAAAGGAAAGCTTTCCCCCGAAAGCATAAAAGTGCTTGAAACATACGTAAGAGATACGCCACAGCCGATTACCAAGGTTGTTCCTTTACGCAAACAAGCGGATTTCATCAATCAATCCATGTTCGACCAGTTGAACACGCCGGTACGAGAATTTGAAGCCACAATTCGCACGGATATGACGACCTACCCGGATGGAACTAAAATAGACCGGGTTGCATTGAATCCACAAGTGGTTGCTCAAGAAGTAGAGAAACTGATGAAACACCATCATTTATGCAAAACCCTTTTGCTCAAAAAAGGGGCACAGGTGATGTGTATTCGAAATATAGACATGGACCATCAGATTTGTAATGGGACACAAGGGGTCATTGTAGATATCCATGACCGACCCGTGGTCCTCTTTTCGAATGGATGTACAAAAACGATGGAACTTTGTTATTATCATTCCGATGCGCATCCAACGATAGCCATCGCTCAATATCCATTGGTCCTTGCGTGGGCCGTCACGATTCATAAAATACAAGGGTGTACACTCTCGCACGCACAAATCGACATTGGCACATCCATCTTTGAGTATGGTCAAACTTACGTGGCTCTTTCACGCGTCAAGACCAAAGAGGGATTATATCTGTTGAATTTCCAACCGGAAAGGATTAAATCCAACCCCAAAGTGATCGAGTTCTATGATTCTTTGAACTGACCGTATTCACTAAAATTGAAACGATTACATAGACAGAACTTTAACAACTCGAAACAAATGAGCCTTGAAAAGAAGCAGAAAATAGCAGAAGGACTTCCCAACGAACTGAGCTGTATTATCGGCCATTTCTTTGGAATGTCTGGATCACAATCCGTCAAGGGATACCTGCAAACCTATAGGGATGCACAAAGGTTGACCCTCGCCGCAAGGGACGAATTTATGACAGGCGCAATTGGAAGCAATGTGCGCTGGGCAAAGGCGTACGCTAAAGAATGCAAGGCCCGCAATCAATTGAAACTGGTTCTCTAAGGTTACGAGATTTTTTTCAAACGTCTTGAGTTGCCAACGTTTTCCTCTTGAATCACATCTGCATCTTATCAATTTTGTGTTTTCTTTCTCGTTTTTTCTACACTTTTTGTAGGGAAACTCTTCGGAGGCACTTTTTTGAGAATCACTTGATATCCTGAATACAACACTTCAATCTCCGGTTCATAGATTTTCATAATCGAATCGATGGCAGGTTTCGGCGTAAAAATGGCCGGTTTTAGTTTGGTCCATAAATAATCATCAAAAATCAACACTCCATTTTCCTTAAGCATATTCATACACAATACTCCATCAAACAGCACATCTTTGGCAACGTGAGAAGCATCGATAAAAATAATATCAAAGGTGATCCCCTTGGATAATAACATAGGTAAAGCAACGGCAGAACTTTTTTTCATGATATGGATTCTCGATTTAGAAGGGGAATTTTTCTTAATGTTCATGGCGGCCTTTTCAATCTCTTTGAAGTCGATATCCGTGTATTCTGGCGAACCTTCCCACGTATCCACACCATAATAATGAGCATTGGGGTCCAAATCTAAAAAACATTCAGCAAATTTTTCCATCGCAGCACCTGTATAGACACCCACTTCCAGAATATGAACGGGTTTTCCTTTAAATTCGGAAAGGTGCTTATCCCAATGTGTCCAACCAATCATACGTAAACGATAGATAATTTGTTAGATTTAAATGAAAAGGGTATAATATGTCCCAATCATATAACGCGTTGATTGTTTCACACAGTTCAAGGATTCAATGTCTACTGGCAAAAATGGGTGTCAGAGGAAACATTATATTCCAAAACTGTTGTATCCTGAAGATTACCTTGGTTGAACAAGATAGTATCAAGATTACGATCCAATTACTATACTCAGGTGACATTTCAGACAAGGATAGAAAGAATACTAAAAAAATATTCTATTCTAATGAGGATCTAAATGTTCCTAATAAAAAATTCGTCAAGTTTAATGAGTTCACCACGAATATGGATAAGAACAAAATGGGATTACAAAATGTGGTCTTACGTAACCCATATGTTTTTTATTTGATACGGCACGGTCAGAGCGAACACAATGAATATTCAATGTTTAATCCGCATCTATTGCGAGATACAAAATTAACCCCTGCCGGTATTAAAAGTGCAACCAAGGCAAAAATAGCGTTAGAGGACATCATTCGTCAAGACAGTGCTACATTGAATGGATTATTTGTATCTGATTTAATCCGAACACGGGAGACCTTGAAATTACTAACAAATGCATCCTATAAAGACATGACTGTGATACCGTGTGCGAGTGAGGTAGGAGATGCCGGGAAAAATGGTGACTGTGATGCATTGCCATTTTGGAAGAAAATGGCACAAGAAAATTATCCCAAATGTACTAGGAAAGATATCGGAACGACCGAGAAATGTACTGCGAATTGGAATACCTATCTACACTTTTATGGAAATCAAATGCGTGGTTCGAAACGGATGAAATGTAGAGATACGAATATGATCGCCATGGCGATTTATGTACTCGGGTTCAAACATATGTCCTTGGATGCTTTTACATCACTCGAATCAATTGGCGGTACAAAATTGAATCGCAAACGAACCAACATAGACCATAAAAAATGTGGGCTGCTTTACGATATGACCAAAACCAAGCGTATGAGGAGTCCTTGTTGCAGGATAGCCTCAAGAAAAAAACGCCAGACAAGTGGATTGCAGAAGAACCTGACAAGAAATTAACAATTGCCGAACTACGTGAGAAACGAATACAGGCATTTTCTGGTAAAAAAACCTCGACGATTAGTAATGGTGATTGATTGGATTCAATCCATCTTTATTGTAGCCATGTTTTCAGCTTTTTTGATTGTGGATTCATTCAACGGAAGTGTACAGTCACTTCAGGACAATTGGGTTATGTACCGTTGTAATCCAGCGATGATGCCTTTCGCAGGCTATTTTGCACCCAAAGGAACAAACATAAGCACCCAGGACAATTTTTCGTATTGTGTACAAACGATGATGTCCAATTTTGCACCGTCGATTACACAACCCTTTTCCTATTTGCAAAGTATGACGGTCGATATGATGGGTAGTATCAATGACAATATGATGGCCTCTACGCAACAATCTTCTGCGATGAATTTCAACGTATCCAGCATCTTTGAATCGATTTACGGCGTTTTTTTGAATACCATTATTGAGTTTAACATTATCATTGTCAAATTGATGGACATACAAGGAAAGATTTCCGGGGTCATTACGACGATTATGTACATTATGACGGCGGTTCAGTATACCTTTGAAAGTATGTGGGATGGTATCCCTGGCGGAATGATTCGTACGATAGGTAAATTGTAAATATTTTACAGCGTAAAGAGATGGAGGCACTCTATCAAAATAGAGGTTATTTTGAATTGTATGGGGGAGATGTCGTGATATCCTTAGGGATTGGTGCAGTTGCTTTGGGTGTTACGAGTTATGCAACGTACCAATCACTCCTCTTACAGATTCGAGCCAACTGGAATGAATCCAAATGCAATCCCATTTATATGCCATTTGCGGGTCTGATTATGCCCAAGCCAGGTGTGAGTACTATGGACAATACTATCGATAATTTTTCGTATTGTATCAAACAAGATGCTTCGATGGTCTTCAATATCGCCATGTTACCCTTTGAATTTTGTCTCTATCTCGTGATTGAGTTTATGGATACGGTGCTTGAGGCCATTATGACGTTTATGAAACTGATGCAATGGTTAAAGGATCAATTGGGGGAAATGGTTGCCTCTTTGTACAATCAATTGTTGTATTTTATCATTCCCTTGATTGAAATTGTCATACATGTCCGAGATGGATTATCAAAGGTCAATGGGATTGCCTTAACATCCCTTTTTATCACGATGAGCGTCTACAATACCACCATATCTGGCGTGATTAACATTATGAATATTTTATCCGATTTATTGATTGCCCTCATTTCCGTCATTGTGGCCTTGATGGTGCTTGCTCTTGCTCTGCTTCTGACCCCTGCGTTTCCTGTAGGGGTTGCCATGTATACTACGGTAACATCTGTAATGATAAGTATATTGGTGCCCACCATTGTGTTGTATGTATTGATGCATACGTTTACCTCTGCGGTCATGGGCGAAAAGGCGAACGACCCACCCTCCGCGCCCACCTTCAAAAAACGGAAATAACATTTACCGTTCTTGGCGTTGCATCCTTTCATGAAATAATACCACTTCTTCCCCATAGATTTGAACTAGGAGAGTGCGGTAAGCCATGAAATGGGTTGACTGGGCGAGGTCGACCATGTCGCACAACTGCGTCTTGTGGTATATCTGCTCTGGGGTAAGCGTTGAACTTATCACGGAATTAGTCTTGTAATCAATGAGATTTGTTTCGGCTTGCGTTAGGTCTCGAGCCGTCCGGATGTACAATTCAAGTGCTTCGTTCACATTCGGCTCCTTGTGGACGAGCGCCTTACGGACGACATCCCGGAGAGGTTCGGGAACGAATTCCTGTATTGCGTCCATTTTTCATTCTAGATGTATTGTAAATCGGTTCAATTTTTATACTGTTTTAAACACTGAGAGTCAATCTGAAGGGATTCGCACTTTTCCTCCTGCGGAACAATTCGAATCACTCCTTTGGATTTTTTTCCGACCAAAGGGACGGTGCAGCCTTTTTCTGTTTTGGGAGGTTCGTTCAACGTACATCTTGCCCGAAAATGTTCATATCGTTCACGAACATCGCAATAGGATAAGTTTGATTTCTTTCCGAGCATGGTATTGATAAGCTCGTGTAATTTGTAGACGTATCGAGAAAATGTATCTCGACTTTCCATATCCGAATACTTTAAGGGGAGTGTCTTGAAATTTTTCACCAGATTCACACGACAATATTTGCAAGGCAATACGTGTACTAAGGATTGCACAAATTCTCTATACTGTTTTTTATCTCGTGCGGTGGGATGGACTGGGTAGTTGAAGCTCATTGTATGTAAATAATGCCACAGACTCGGCCCCCATACCGTGGTAAGCATACCGTCACCGCTTTTCATATCTTGGGGTTTAAAGACCCGTCTTGTCTTCATACACTATCCAAATATAATATTTAGAATAGTTATGTGTAAGAACTTGTCGTTTGCAGATTGTGAACTTGCGATTTTACACGCATCTGTAGATAAGATTGAAAAGCGTGTGGGTGAGAAGTTGGTTCATTCACCTACGATGTCCAATGTCATTCAAATGGTTGAACAGTTCATTAAGACAAACAAGTGTATCATTTATGGAGGTACGGCCATCAATAACATTTTACCCGAAAAGGACCAGTTTTATGATTACGACTATCAATTACCGGATTATGATTTTTTTTGCACCGAACCTTTGAAGTTAGCCACAGATCTCACTGATTTGTTTGCCAAGAAAGGGTATGAGGTGGAGGCCAAATCGGGAGTGCATCATGGCACCTTTAAAGTATTCGTGGACCGATTGGGGGTTGCGGACATTACCTATTTACATCCAGAGATTTACAAAATGCTTTTGAAATCCGCGATTGTGAAAAAAGGATTGTTGTATGCTCCAGCCAATTTCCTAAGACAATCCATGTATTTGGAGTTATCCAGACCGTTAGGAGATGTGTCTAGATGGGAAAAGGTGTTGAAACGGTTGAATGCCTTGAATAAACATTATCCTTTGGTGTATAAAAAATGCACGGTACAACGAAAAATGTCGAATCGGCGTCACGAGGATAAATTGTTCCAAACCATCAAACACTTTTTCATAGACCAAAATGTAGTCTTTATTGGGGGTTATGCAAATTCCTTGTACACACAGCATACTCGAATTCCTCGATTGGCAAATCTTCCGGACTTTGATGTGTTGGTCAATGACCCAAAAGATACGGCCCAAGAACTTGTCAAAGTATTAAAAGCGGGTGGTTACGACGCTACCGTGAAGGAACACGAGGCGATTGGTGAATTGATATCGACACACTACTCCGTTTCCGTAGAAAAAGATTATGTGGCCTTTTTATACGAACCGGTTGCGTGTCATAGCTATAATGAAATCCAAGATGGACATAAAAAAATTAAAGTAGGTACCATTGATACTTTACTCAGCTACTATTTAGCGTTTATGTATGCAGATCGTGATTATTTTGATGAGAACCGATTGTTGTGTTTATCCGGTGCATTGTTTCGGGTTCAACAAGAGAATCGACTTGCCCAAAAGGGATTATTGAAACGGTTCGGGATGAATTGTTATGGAGTTCAACCCACCCTAAAATCTATCATGGATGAAAAGAGTAAATTGTACGAAACACTCGATCACAACAGTGCAGAATTCAAGGAACGTTTTTTCAAATATACACCTAAAAGGCAAACACCGAAGACACGTAAAAATAAACTTAAATAGAAATAGACAGTATTCATAGATGAGCTGTGTGATTATTCACGAAACGGGTGAAGAAACCTCAGATACGGTCGCACACAAGACGTATGGGACGCTCCAACATACGTGGAAAACGCCCACGTATGAAATCCATTTATACGCAAAGAAACGAGGACGCGCGGGTACGGAAAACAAGTTTGAGTTTCCTCCACCTATGGATACCCCCTTGTTGTTTGGAAAATGTCTATTGCTGAATCCCGCAGGCGATTTAACGCTTGAAATGTGGCGTGAATTTTATGAATCCACGATGCAATTCGAAGACCTTGCGTCCGAAAGTGAATCGGAAGAGGAAGTCGAAGGTGAATTCAGTCACGGCTATTTAAAAGACGATTTCGTAGTCTCGGACAATGAATTGGAAGAAGAACCCTACAAAAATTGATTTAAACAGGACCGCACTGTGTTTCTATAGAAATGTGTACCGTTACGGATTCACCGTTGTTGCGCCAGAGGATGCGGAATAGGTTGAACGAAATCATCCAAGATGAAAAAATCAGTGAAAACGTGGAGATTGGTGCGTACAATTATTCGGTGAAACAGGCCACTGAAAAAAAAATCATTCGGAAGTGGACGAATCCAATGTTTGCAGAAATTTATTTGACTAAAATGCGTACACTTTTGTGCAATGTGACGCACTCCATGATACATTCGATGAAAGAACCACACAAATGTGCCTTTATGACCCATCAAGAGTTGAATCCCGAAAAATGGCGTGAGATGATACATAAAAAAGAAAAACGCGATGAACATTTATTCACCCATAAATTGGTGGCGAATACGACGGACTTTACGTGTTTCAAGTGCAAGAAGAACAATTGTACCTACTATCAATTACAAACGCGTTCGGCGGATGAACCGATGACGACATTCGTGACGTGTGTGAACTGTGAGAGTCATTGGCGGTGTTAAAATGATGTCCAATTTCTGGTTGCATTTTTTTAAATATGAATATTTAAAAAAATATATGCTTATTATAATGGAGACAATAAAAAACAAATATGAACTTGGATGTTCACAATGTAGTGATATTAATGAGCACTTGTCCACTCTGTACAAATATGCAAACGAGTGTAATAGCGTTTTCGAAACAGGAGTAAGAGGATGTGTTAGTAGTTGGGCACTTACCTATGGACTGTTAACCAATACAAACAACATTCCAAAGTATATACTATTCAATGATATCAATGAATGTAATATACAAGAGTTATTGAATGCAACCTCTACTGAAAATATTACAACAGAATATATATGGAAAAGTAATCTGTTGCTAGAATTAGACAAGACATACGATCTAACCTTTATTGACACGTGGCACATCTACGGGCAATTAAAACGTGAACTGGAAAAATTCAGTAAAACAACAAATAAATATATAATTATGCATGATACAACCGTAGATGAATGGATTGGTGAAACCATAAGATGCGGTTGGGATGCCGTGGGACAGTCAGTGGTTAGCGGATTTCCAGTAGAAGAAATCAATAAGGGATTATGGCCAGCCATAGAAGAGTTTCTACAAAGTAATCCCGAATGGATTTTACATGAGCGTTTTACAAATAACAATGGTCTTACTATTTTAAAAAAGTATAAGCAAACGTTACATTTTTTAAAAACTGAAACCATTATGGTTAAAAATTGAATAACAACCTATACTATATTTTTGTAACAATGGAGCTCGAATTCGTCTTATTTATATTCTGCTGTGCCCTTTTCTTGGGGGTATATCTATGGGTGTCATGGGTTGGAATTCGATGGTTAGGGATTCGAGGGCTTCGCGAGAGCCATTATAGCATGATCGAAGCGCAAGACCAATATCTACAAGCGCTGAAAGATTATCAACAACACAATGATGTAATGTTCATCATGGAAAACGGTCGAACCTAGTATGCGCTCTATTCAGATAGATCCAACTTATTTTTGTTCAAATAACTTTCCATCGGGACCACACTGCGGATTATACTTTCTGACGATAGAACAGTAATTATACTCCCTCTTTTGATTATTGATGCGTCCTGTCACCAAATATTCATCCACATCAGAAACGACTGGAGACTTTGCGCATTTTCCAAACCGCTGATCCGTGAAAAAGTCCCCTATGAAGTGTTTACAATGGATACATAGTTTTGGACTCATGGAAAGAACGTTGACGAATAAAAACACGAGAATCCATCGCATACTCTACCTATGATAAATGTTTAACTTGTATTCAACCTAGGTTTCACGTGTGAATTTAATAGAATCTACAGCGGAAAGAACTCTCGATTCCTTCTTCGTCCTGGTCCAGAATTTCCGCTTAATGATTTCATGTATATTCCGAAAGTAATCATAAAAAGTCTTTAGAGAAAGGATAGATTCACCGATTTCATACATACGTTTTTGATGTCGAATCCAGTGGAATAAGATTGTTGTTTCATTTCAGTTCGACAAACGAACATACAATAAAGTTAGGAACCGTTTTGAGACACAAGTATTTCCCGAGATATTCGTGAGATTATCGGCGCTCTTTCGTGACGCGTGTCAATTGCGAGAGTCATTGGCGGTGTTAATCGTGACTTTTTTTAAATTAAAAAAGTATAATGTTTATAAACGGTTTATAAACATCCATAGCCTAACACACAATTCCACGCATAATTCAAACCGAAGGAGATAGGAGTACCACGGTCGATATACGCAAATCGGGTATTTCAACGGAATCTGTCTACGACGCATCAGTTCTTGGACAAACAATCGAATGCCTTCATTGTATTCGTAAATGACGTACGCCTCTTTTTTTTTGCACGTACGCCAGTCTAGACGCGTGCCTCCGATAAAGGATGCGATGAGTGGATTTAGGTCGGAGGGTAGCCGAGCCAGTGCTTGGTGGGTAGCCCGATGAATCTCAAGAACACCCATTTTTTATCTTTCCTCATTGAATCAAAATCTGTTCAATTTTATAGTATTCAATTTAAATCTAGTATGATTCGACGTCGAGAGTCTGTCAACGGATTCTGTAGCGATTATTGAAACCGTTTGGATACGTTTAAACAATCTTCGACGAAAAAGAGAAGTTCAATCTGATGGTCGTGGACCGTATTGATAATCACCACATATTTACAGATGAGTTTGATGAGCTCGTACCGAAAAGGAGATTCTTCTCCTTTGAGAAAGACATAAAACGCGTCCAGTATATCGGAGAATGAATAGCCATCTGTATACAATTGAATCATACACTGTTGAGCTCGATTTCGTTGTTGGTCCTTCAATTCTTGCAAATAGGTTTGAAAAAGAGGTGCGTGTATATCGGTATGTGTTTTTTCAATGTAGGCTTTCGTAATCGGAATACCTAAAATCTTATATTTTTCTAAATAATTCAATGCAGTCCCGATGTTTCCATTCGAAAGAGAGATGAGGTATGGAATGGCGGACAGTTCTAGATCAATGGATTCTGCCCGAATGACCTTTTCCATCAAGGAGTGTATATATTCTTTACGCGTGGGTTGTAATTTCACCAAGACGAATCTAGAATATACTCCTTCTACGATTTTTTGGGGATTGGTACCAATGGCAATAAACGAAATGTTATGTCCATATTTATCTACATAATTGAGGAAGATTTGTTGAGCTTGTTCACTCATTTCATCCAAAGAGTCAATGACCACCATTTTTTTGGTCAAAGAGGTGGTCTGACAGAAACATTTGACCTCATTTCGATAATATTGGATACCTTGTTCTTTTAAACTATTGATGTAGAGAACATTTTCACCCTTTGAAAATGTATCGACCAATAAATGTGCAAGAGTCGTTTTACCGGTTCGTTCTCCTCCCAGTAACAGGACATTTGTAATCTCTTCTAAATGTTCCTTATTGGGCATATCAAATTCCTCGAGTGTTTTGGGGGCATATTTATACAAGAACATGAATGAAAAGCATTGTCACGGTTTAAATCGATTTAATACAATGGATTGCTATCAATGGTTAGACCACAATATTCGCTTGGATGTTTGGCATAATCTACGGGTTTATAGAGTCCTTCTTCCGTAGCATATTCCAACATAAAGGTGAAATTATCCCAGAATTCCTTTTTGTGTCCGATGGAGGACGTCATCAAATGGGTCAACTCGTGAAGTGCAACAAACATCAAGGTATTGATATCAATCAATTGCATCTCGTATTTATATTTACGCAAACAAAAGGCTAATTTGGCACCCTTTCCTTCACTATACGCGGTATATTCACTCGTGGGGAGGGTTTCTACGATTCGGTTCGGATTAAATCGTGACACCAATAAGGTTACGCGTTCGTCATGAGGATATTTTTGATGCATTCCACTGACGACCTTTTTCATTCGTTGCGTGGCCTCTGCAAGCAATTCAGCACTTTCCTGGAGTCGATCTGAATCTCGTACGCAATACTTATGTCCATCTCGATGTGCTACGATACATTTCAAATTAAACGTATCCGAGTTCATATAAAACAAGACCAAGACAAACGCGATGCATCCAAGGAGAATGTATTTCATTATTCTTCTATTATATTTAAAACTATACAAACAATTATCCACTGTTCTAGTCATGTTGCAAAACTTGGGAAATACGTGTTTCATCAACTCTATACTACAATGTTTACACGCACTACCTGAACTTCACGTATGGATGGATGGAACGACGCATTCCAAAGTATTGACACAAGAATACAACGACCTACGTAAAATGATGGGAACGGGATGTATTTCCCCAGGTCGTTTCGTACATACCGTGTATACTCATTTACCCTTTAAACGGGGTCAACAGGCGGATGCCCACGAATTTCTCTTGTATCTCTTAGATGAACTAAACTGTCCATTGTTTCAAGGAAAGAAGATATCCTATGTAGGTACAATGCATATCGAAGAACCTTTTTGTACGCTGTTGCTGCCCGTACACGCCACGTTAGACGAATGTATGAGTGCTTATTTACACAAAGAAGAAGTAGAGTCCGAAGGGAAGATTGTCCCTAAATGGTATGCATTTGAAACACTTCCTCCACTCTTGTGTATTGTCTTGAAACGATTTACCAATTCCAATCAAAAGAACAATACCACGGTAGACATTCCCCTACAATATAAGGACTATGAGTTGAAATGTGTGTGTAACCATTATGGGGGTACCGAGGG